GGATGTCCGTCGATACCTTCCGCGTCAGCTCCGCGAGGGATTCGTATCCGTTCGGTGCGGCAATAAACGCGTCCGCCGCTGGATCCGGTTCCCCGGCCTTCCATCCGTTTCCGGCAATGTAGTTTACCTTACCCTTTATGATCGCGTTATGTTTCGCCGATTTCCGGTACAGCTCGATCAGGTAATCGGGATAGTCGTTATGGAACCCGAACTCGATATATCCGGCGCCCTTTTTTTCTCGGTACTCCGGTTGCTTCGCCTCTGCGAAATTTAGTACAATGATATCTTCCGCGTTCATGGCGTTATGTAGGTATTATCCGGCGCGTATGCCGTGAATGTGAATTGATCGTCCGCCGGAGCGTTCAGACGCGCCAGTCCTTGCTCAATCATCGCGCCTGTGAGATCCAGTTCGGTATTGGACGCGCTCGATTGTTCGTAAATGTAATATTGGTATTCTCCGATGATGCCACAAAATATCTGATCCACGTCGAAGGCGAAAAGATTGTATCTGTCCGGATATGCGGACACATCGTCCGTGCCGCGTTGAACTACTCGAATTTCTCGATTAGTTGCCCGCTGGACGAACCGGAATAGATACGACGCCGACGGGATCGTCGTCCGCTCCGTGAGCGTGACCCGCACATTTGTAATCGTTCCTGTTATGAGATTGATCATCTGCACATAATTAGCGACGGCGGGAACATTTGACAAAAAGAAACCCCGGCGTAGATACACCGGGGCCAAACCCATAATCCTATGTCCAACGATATCGCGAAGATACGCTTATGCTGTCAATCCGGCAATGATGCCGCTGGATACCTCCGGCGCCAGGGCGCGCTCTCCGCCGGTGAACGTGAGAGAGTACCCGTTCCGATCAGACTGGGCCAATCCCGTGCCAGCGGTTCCGGCGGTGAGATCGAGGCCGTTCAATTTACCAGCCAGCCAATACTTTCCATTCTGATCCTCCAGTACGGCGATCAGGTTGTTTTGCGCCAGCAAAAGGATCTCATTGCGGACGGATACCTGCATTTTGTTTATCACAATCAGCAGTTCTTGATTGTAAACGACCGTTCCGTTTTCGGTGGATCCTGCGATCGTTTCCGTGAAGGATGACGTATTGCGAACCAGCTGGTACTTGTAAAATACTTTCCCGGCGGCCTTCGTTATGGTCGATACCAGGCCGGACGTTTCAGTAATTGCGGTTACATCGTTTGCGCTGATAAACCAGACGGCCTTCAGGCCGCCAATGTTATCCTTGCAATCAAACGTGTAACCTTGTGTTAATGCGCATGGCATATCTGTAATATTTTATCGGTGATGTAAAAGGAGGGCGACCGTGGCCGCCCCCTTTATCGTCAGATCTCGAATTTTACGATCTCGGTCGGGAACGCGAAGTTCACGCCCATTTTGAACTCGGCCACGAACCGGACTTGATCGGCTTCGCGGGCGAAGAACAATTCCCAGCGGTTCTGGTCCTCATCCAGCAGATCGGTACCCAGCCACATGTTCGACACGCGCATGGCGTAGATCTTATTCGTGCCGTTCAGGCCGGGCGTGCCAACCACTTCGATCGGTGTGCCGGGGAGGAAAAACGATGTGTTCGGAGCGGCGTCCACTTGATAGTGGAACAGATTTTCGTTCTTGATCTTAATCGTCAGCGTGCGGAATACATCCATACCGCAGAAAATTTTAACGTCGTCCTTGTCCACTACCTCGGCTGGGATGGCCTTGTAAATTGCATCGAAAACGTTTACGACGGTCGTGTTATTGATCGCGGTTTCAACGGATCCGTAAAAGGCAACGCTGTTCGCGTTCACGACCGATGCGCCTGCGTCCTTAATCAGCTCGACGAAACCGTCGAACTTGTTGAGGTTCGCGTTCAGGCTGGTCGTGTCACCCTGCCAGATAGCGATCTCGAGCTGGGAGGCCATTTTGGCGGCCTTCCGTCCGGTGTAATCGGCGGCGAAGGCGATAGTGTCGTAACGGCTGCCAGCAGGGAGCGACTTCTGGAGATAGTAGGCTTCCAGATCCTTCGGGCAGATGGCCTCGTTCACCTTGAACTTGCCGACGGTGACGGTGCGCTGGGTGATCGTGGTGGTGCCGCTGGTCGTGAAACCGCATGTACCGCCCGCCTGAAAGATGGCGTCGGTGTCCATGATGTTGATGGTTTCGGCGGACTTAACGCCGACCATTACGTTGCCCTGCGCTTGGATCAGTGATGCGGTTTTCGGGCCGAGAACGGATGCGGCGACGAGGAGCTGTTCGTTCTGCTCAACGTATCCAGTCATTGTACCGAGTGAAAATGCCATGATGTTGCTTTTTTGTTTTGTTATTGTTTATTTCCTCATCCCGGCGATACGATCGGCCAGACGTTTGAGTTTTTCTTCCTTGCTTTCCGTTTGCTCAAAATTGTGATGCGGTTTCCCGATCGGATCGGCGCCGGGCGTCTGCATCATGGCGCTGAACACATCGGCCAGCGTGCGGAGGCGTTCGTTTGTGGCGACCAGTTCGTCGGCGAACTTTGCGGCCTGGGCGTCGATGGCGGCGCGGAGGGCGACGTTTTCGGCTTCGATTGCGGCGAACTTTGCGGCCATATCTTCCCCGGGTTCCGTGGGCATTTCCGGTTCAACGGCGGGAACGGTGATCGCTGTGATCAGACCATTTTCCCCGAGCGTGATCGTGGTGCCGTCTGCCAGATTATGATCGCCAGCAGGAGCGGGTGCGGTGTTCCCGGCGTCGTCCACCAGTTGTACCATCCCGCCGATTTCCAGCTCGGATACCAATACTTTCTTACCGCCTTCGAGGACGTATTCCTTGGCCTCCATCTTCGCGGGTTCCGGCTCCGGCGTTGGAGCGGGTGGCATATCCGCAAACATTCCGCGGATCTTATCGAGTGCTTCTTTTGCTGTCATCTTGTATCTATTTAGATGTGTTTTGAATTGTTACCATATAGGCCGGATCATTTCGATTCCGGCGTCAGGATTTCGTCGTTGCTGTTGGTGAACAGGTTTTTAAGCAAATAGGCGGCGCCCGCCATCAGGCCAGACCATCCGATGCCCTTCCATTGCTCGATCGATGGCATGGTGCCTGCTTCCAGTAATGTAGTAAGTGCGGCGGCGATTACGGCCAATGCGGCGACGACGGCGCCCTTGACGAGGTCGCGCAAATTGAGAGAGAAAAGATTGCTCATGTTATGTTTGTTTTTTGTTTAGACCTGCGTAACGGTTACGATGGCGGAAGGGATGGCGGGACGCGTCGGCGTCGATGCGGCGGCGATGTAGTTTATAAAAACGGCAGTATCCGCGCTGTGCCATGCGATCTCGTAGTAATCCCCAGCGGACGCCTGTACGACAAAATTCCACGCGGCGACATGCTTTCCGTTATTTCCGACAAGCGTCGTTTCCGTGTTGGTATTGGCGACATTCTGCCCGTTTTTCCGGAGCCAGATTTGAACTGTATCGTCCCCGCTATCCGTTTTATCGAGCTGCGCGGAAAATTGAATGTTGTAGATCCCGGCCTTCGCCATCGTGATCCGGCTATCGGATACGACGGATATGTCGCGGGATATATCCGTCGTCCGGAACTTCATCACGTTGACCGATGTCGCCCCGGCGTTCGGTTGATCGACTACGTCATACGCGGAAAGGTACGCGCGCTGTGTCCCGTCGTATATTTCGACCGCCTGTTCTGTTATGTTTATTTCTATGCTCATGCTGGTACCGTTACTTCGTCCACGATTTCGATCTTCCCGCCGATGTACGTTTTATAGACCCCGGAATTGATTACCAGCAGATCCCAGACGTAATCTCCGGCGGCGATATCCACCCGCTTCGATATCGTGACCTCATTCGATGACGCGCCGCCGACGGTGATGCCATCGGCCTCCGTGATCGTGACCTCCGCCGTCGTGCTGGATGCCTTCCGGCGGATCTGGACGCGTACCTCCGCGGCGGATAGGTTGATTGGTACGCTATCCTTAAACAGCGCGAAAACGGTCTGCCATGTATTGCCCTTTGTGAGCTTTATGTTGTACGTCGCTGGTAAGTAATTGCCTGCCATGTGCCAATATTTAGCAGATATGATAATTTATTGCCTAATGGATTCGAGGATCCCGATGATCTCCGCCATCATTGCTTCCGCCGCGATATCCGTTTCCTTTTCCCGGACATATCCGAATACGCCCTCCACGCTGAACCCTTGCAGCTTCCCGGCCTTAACGTCCGCCCATGTCGCGTCGTCCTCGATCTTAATCGAACCAAACCACGTCCCGTCCGGTAGGTCGTCGTATCCAGCCATCCCGCCGACGCCGCGTTTCGTATCCTTTATCCACGTTTCAAACAATACCGCACCAGGTACGATCTGCTCGCCGTCGTGCATGATGTTCACGTTCCCTTGGTACCGCTTCCGCATAAACTTCATCGCGATGGCCTTGATCGTATCCGCGCTGAACGTGACGAAATATTCGTTATCCCCGTCGCGGCGATAGATCCGTTTCCCCGGCACCATCAGCGGCCCGGATACGATTCGCTCATCCTCGTCCTGGATGGCGAACGCGTGCATGTTTTCGCGGCGGAGGATATTCCGCGCCCACGTCAAGGCGGATTTACCGCCCCAGGCGTCGTACATCAGTTTCCCGCACCCGTCCCCGTACCCCTTCGAGTTGTCCAGATCCCCGGCGTGTCGGGAAAGATAGGAGTACATGCGACGGACGGTGTCCAGCGATACCGCCCCTCCAGCGTCCGCGAGCTGGCTGGCGCGACGTTTACCGACGGGCGTCCCACATGACCCCCATCCGTTTTTCTCCGCCCATTCGACCGCGTTCCGGGCATTGGCGCGTACATCGTCCGGGATCTCGGTGATCGTTTCCTGAAACTCGGACGCCATCCGTTCCCGGTCCTCCCATTTCGTGTAACATATCGCCGCGGCCTGATCCTGTTCTTTACCCTCGCCGATCATGGCCGGGATGCAGCGTCCTATGAACTCGTCCTGCGTTTCCGTCGGTCCGGGTTCGACGAAATTCTCCTGTGCGAACGCGATAAAATTCCGCTCAATGGCGGGTTTCTTTACCAGCGCGATAAAATTTACCTCCGTTTCCGCGGCGGGATCGTCGGAGATCACCAGTTCAAATATTGGAAGGTTATCCATCATGTTCATGTTGTCATTCATAATTAGGTTGATCATCCCAAACGTGCCGCGCGGTTCAGTCGTGTTATGCGTTCCTGGGCGCCTGTAATGTCGCTTTCCACGACGTACGCCCGTGTGCTGGCCGTATTGATGCCCTGCAATGAACGCGCCCCCAGTTCGGTCGTGACGGCCTGTGGGCGTGGTGGTGCGATTGGTGCGGTATTGGATGGCGCGGAAAATTGCGGCGCGGATGTGGCGGATATGCCACCGGCCCCGGCCTCGGTATCGCTCCGGAGTACCTGTTTCGCTTTCGCCGCCGCTCCAAGTACCGCCGCGATCTGCGTGGCGTAAAATATAGGGAACGCGAACGCCGCCGCTGGTCCGGTCGCCTTCGCGGACTTCTGCGCGATGTCCAGACCTTGTATTAATCCGACCCCCGTATTAATTGCGATTTCCGACAATGCCGCGACCTTTGCCGCCGCGGTGCCTTGTTTGAACAGGCTTCCCAGTTGAACGATTGCACCGGCGATTTGCTGGGCAACCTGTATTTTTGCGTCCCGTTCGGCCTGATCCAGCGCGATCCGTTCCATCGTCAGTTCCCGCCGCGTCTGGGTGTATTGTTGTTCGCCAATCGTCCCGGCCTCATAGTACCGTTGCAGATCCGCGATGCCTTGGTCGATCAATGCCCGGCGGGCGTCATAGGTAAGCGCCTCATTTTCAATTTCGCGGAATGTCTCCTCGATGCGTAGTTGCGCCGCTTCGCGCCGTGCGGTTGTTTCATCCTCGATCCGTTTGGCCTCGATTTCCGCGAGTTTCGCCGCCTGATCCTCCGCCGCTTTTATCTCCGCGTCGATCCGCGCCTGGTTGATCGCTTGAATCTCCCGATCCGCCTTTTTTGCCTTTTCCTGACGTAGTGCCTCTTTTGTTTCGCGCGTCGCTTCCATCGCGTCGATCGCTTCCAGTTCCCGCTTCAGCGCTTGTTCAATCGCTTTGATCTGACGTTGATCTTCATCACGGATCGCGGCGATGGCCGCCTCATCGCGGAGGCGTTGTAATTCGTTGAGTGCTTGTTTCTCGATCCCGGCCAGACGATCCGCTTCCGCCTTACGTTTGTCCCCCGCTACCTTCGCCGCGTCGTCCGCTTTTTTCTGATCCGCATTGCGGCGTTCCTCCGCCGCGTTATTCCGATCCTCGTCGGCGCGCGCGATTTCACGGTCCGCTTTCGCCCGTGCCTGGGCGATGAACCGTTCGCGCTCTTGGATCGACAATGTTTCGTCCTTCGTCAGTTCCTCCAGCGATTTCCGATAATCGATATTCGCCTTGATCTTCCGTTGTGTATATTGATCATACTTGTCGCCGTTCAGTTCCAGATCACGCTCCGCCGCCTTGATACGCGCCGAATTATCCGCAATCAGTTTCGCCGTTGCCCGATCCGCCTCCGACGTGATTCCGATGAAATCCGTCACGCTCTGCACCAGTCCGCCGATAAAGTCCGTCACCGATTTCAGGCCGGGAATGAACCGATATACGGCGTCGCGTACCTTATCAAAGTTCTGAACCAATAAGACAAGGCCGACGGCCAATGCCCCAATACCCGTCGCAACGATGGCACCGCGGAGAACCTTGAATCCAGTGGATGTGGTGGCGGCGGATACCCCTACCGCTTTCAGCGCCGTCGATGTGATAACGTTTGCGGCGGCGAGGCCGCGCTGGAAGGTTTCCGTTTGTTTTATGACGGCACCGAGGCGTTGAAAATCCTTTGCGCTGTCCGTGATCGTCGATAGTCCCTGGGACAATGCCAGCGCGGATTGAACTTTGAGGAGCTGTTTCTGGACCTCTTCCGATTCGACGCCGACCAATCCGAGCGCGCCCTGCACGGCGGAGAACCCGCCAGCGACGGCGTTCAATGCACCGCTGAACGCCGCAAACTTTTGACCCGGGTCGAACAAGCGGGCCGTCTCCGCGGCCTCGGATACCCGGTCGCGTAATTCCGCCACCCGTTTCGCCGCTGTTATGGCCTCCGCGCTATATTCGCCGAACTGCGCCTGCGCCGCTTGGAGATCGACGGTGGCCTGTTTTATTTCCTTCCGGATATTCCCGACCGCTTTTGTTCCCTCGGATCCATCGACCTCTAACTTTATACCTATCTTTTCTTCCGCCATGTCATTCGTAGTTTAATTCCATCACTTTCAAAAGTTCCACCCGCGTCGTCGCATCCGTCATCGGGTTGTAATCGATGATCCGATTCAGGCGCCACAATGTCCCGTCGATGTATATCAGCCGCGCGAAATTTAGGGATAGGATATCCATTTCCGTTAGGCGGAAGGATGCCGTCATCAGTTTACTATCCTTGTCCGTGATCTCCGCGACCCAATCAAACCAAAACGACGTGAACAGATTGGCGCCCGGATATTGCGCGGCGAGGCTGAAATATAGTTCCGACGGCGTCCCGAAATTTATATCGGCCTGCGGCGTAATCGGATCGTCGAGGTGTCCGCCCCATCCGTAGGCTGTGAGGCCGCTTTCGATCGGCGTCCCGCCATTTTTTACAGCGTAGGCGCTCCGATCCGTCACTTTTTTGATCTGGAATATCCGGATATTATGTTCGGTTTTATCCTCCGTTACGCCGGATAATTTGAACACCGTCGACACTGGCTTATCCTCCCCGACATATCCGACGATTGCCGTGGCGCTAAAAATTAGCTCCGCCGTCTGCTTTTCCTTCGCGAAAACATATCCGGTATCCTCCAGATAATCGCCATATCCCTGTCCGTACTTTACCCGATATTGCTCGTTATAATAGTCCGCATCCGTTTTATACTTGTACTCGAAATAACGGCCATTTAGTTCGCTCATAGGCCGGAGGCGGATCGGTGATGCGCGATCCAGTTTATCCGTCCAGTCGATCGAGCTATCCACCCCCGGCGCGATGATGAGATCGTATTGATCATCCACCTGGAAGATTGTCCCGAAATCATCGACCTCCAAGAGCGTATCCGTACCGCGGAGATAATAGTCAATGTATGGCGTAATGATAATATGCTTATCCCGTGCTGGATCCTCTGTTACATAGAGGTTGAACATCTTAACCACCGACGCAAAGAAATCCCGTTGAAATACCCCGCGCGGGATCGTATCATTGATCGCGATCGTATCGTTATACCCGAGCGTGACGGATGTTGGCGTCGCGCTGTTCAGAAGGATAGCGCCCTCGGTGATGGATATGCCGAGGCCACGGATATCGGTATCGATATAAACGGATAGCGTGTCGTTAAGATTGAACGTCTGATTCGGGAGATCGACCGCCAGATCCACAAGGTCGCCAGCGTTCGGACTATTGACGTGCAGATAGATCGCCGTCCCATTTTTGCGGATCTCGATTTCCAAGGATGTCCCAGATTCCAATACTTCGCCGAACAGCGTCACCGATAGCGTACCTGTGAACGGTGTGGCTGAATTGTAGGTGAAGATGGTACCCGGTGCATTTTTCGTGAAATCGCCCAATGACACCGCATCCCATCGGACGTTGCCGACGTTCGTGTAGGTATAAATTTGCGCGGTTGCGGATAGGCCGAGCGTCGTGAGGCGCTTCAGCGTTTTTTGATTGTTCGGGATGACCAGACGATGAAAGAACGACGTATCCATGAACGCGCTCTCGTATGTGTACCCGGCGCCCGCGATGATCTTCTGGAGGTATTCTTTGACGTACAGCGCGGGACGGTACGCCCGGAAGTCCCAGTCATGCTTATCGGTCGATACCCCGCCATAATCGATTAGCGGATAAAATACCCCGGACGCCGGATAATATCCCGTCAGCGTGACGCCCGAAACCACGACGCCGGAGGATGGCTCCCAGCTCGCCTTGATATTCGTTGTATTCCACGCCTCATCGTACGCGCTGAAATCGATCTCCTCGATCTTCGCGTTTCCAAGGTCTTGGATGAACCCGCCCAGCTCCCCGAACACCGCACATTCGTACTCGATCACGTCACCCGTGCGGACAATTTCCAGCAGGCGGATGACGCCCTTCATCACCTGTACCTTATCGACATAAACGACGCAGGCGGCCTGCTTTGATGCGTTGAAATTATAGTCGATGTTCGGCGATGCGGCGTCGTAGGCGTTCTGGGATCCGAACTCGAAGATGTACCCGAATTGTCGGTTGTTGCGTCCAGTCCCGGGAAGTACGATCGTTTTTGAAAAATTGGTTTCCCGGCTCCCGAACTCCTTAACGTCGTCGATCTGGTACGTCAGCTCCATGCTGATATCGTCGTACAGATCCACCCGCCGCCCTTCGATGTATATTTCCGTCCTCATCGCAGTTGGCTCATGGTGTTTTTCACGTTGATATCAAGCGTCAGGTTGAACAGCTTATCCGCCCGTCGTATTTTTTCGGCCCATTGCGTCGTCGCGATCGTGACGGGATAATAGTACCCGCCGCGTTCAAGATATACCTCCGGCGACATGATCAGGTCCCGCATCCAGTTGTGATCGGTTTCGGATAGCCAATCCGACGTCAGGGACATAGTGACGGCCTGACGGACGGCGTAATCGACCCGTCCCGGATATAGGCGCTTATTCGCGTCGTATCGCGTCATGCTGTCCCCGGATACCTCCCATCCCGGACGCTGGAAGGATTGACGCTCCGCCGTCCGGGTTTCCCGGTTGACCAGCCGGAAGGCCGCGGTTTCGTATCCGCCCAATGAGTTGAGAAATCC